TTCCTGATGCAGCTATAGAAGGAGATTTAATTATACCTCACTCTAGGCTTACAGACTTGTCTGCTGATGACCATACACAGTATTGGTTACGTACAGACACCCTTTACAGTAATTCAGATATTAAAACTTCATATGAAGCTAATTCAAATACTAATGTTTTTACAGATGCAGATAGAGTTAAATTAGACGGTATATCTGCCGGGGCTAGTGCAACTCCTTCTGCCAATACTATTAAGTCATTGTACTTAAGCAATTTAGACACAAATAACTATGATGATGATGCTCAGACTGCTGTCTATGGCCTTACGAATACAATTACAGTAACTGCTGATGGTGCTGTAGACGTTACCAACCTGGCTGTATTTATAGATGCAACGTCTAATGATATTACCCTTACATTGCCTACTGCTGCAGGAATAACAGGAATATCTATAAACTTAAAAAGAGTAGACGTGACTGTTAATACCGTTTTAATTGAAACAACCAGCACAGAGACTATAGACAGCAGTACCGGAGCTATACTGGCTACAAACCAAAATTTACTGCTAGTAAGTGATGGTACTAATTGGAGAATACTATAATGAGCTATTTAGAAAATATTTCCTATGCCTTAAAAATAGCTAAAGGAGAAATACCGGGTACTGCACAGATTAGTAAATTCGGTAGGTTAACTAATATCGATACAGTAGATACTTTCCCTAAAGACTTATGGAACGGAGATGCTGTTTACTCCGGCTTTCCTACAGGTGCTGCTGAAACTATGGAAATATTCTCTTCTGATGCTACTGATACAAGTGTAGGTACAGGTGCAAGAGAGGTTGTTGTACGGAATTTACTAGACGAAAATGGTGTACTTATGCCTGATATCACGGTAGCTCTTAATGGAACTACCCCGGTATCTTTAGGAGCACAAACATACAGCAGATGCAGTCGTGTATGGGTATCTGATGTGGGTAGTGGAGAAGCAAATGCAGGAGAAATTACGTTAAGGCATACTACAACTACAACTAATATTTTTGCTCTAATGCCCATAGGGTTTAATGCTACAAGTATAATGGCGTATACAGTACCTGCTGGCAGTACTTTGTATGTCAAACGAGGTAATATATCTCTTATAAGAACTAGTGGTTCACCAGGATCAGGAACAGCTACTGTAAGATCTAGAGAATATGGTTCTACAGTATTTGTATCTAACAGGGTTATTGATATAGCTACTGGGTTTCCTTACAAATTTGAGAACAACGGTTTTATGGTTTTCTCTGCTAGAACAGATTTAAAAGTAACAGTAGAAAATGTATCAGACAACGATACAAGTATAGCCAGTGACTTTGATGGTTACCTAATAGAGGATTAAGTTTGTGACAGATGAAACTAATAAAACAGATGAGTTTGCAAGAAAAAAGCTCACCGAATGGGTTAACGAGCCAACTCTGTTAGATCTTAAAAGCGAACTTACGGAAGCATACCCTGATCATCAGCACTATACGCTGAAGATAGATGCCTGGCTGGACAATCTTAATGTAACAGGTGCTGCCAAGCCTAAAAAGATTAAAGGACATTCTTCCATACAGCCAAAACTTATTCGTAAGCAGTCAGAATGGAGGTGTGCAGCATTAGTTGAGCCTTTCTTAAGTACTGAAGATTTATTTAATCTTGAACCTGTAGCTGCTGGAGACAAGAAAAGTGCTATTCAAAACAGTTTAATAATCAATAATCAATTCAACACAAAAATAAACAAAACTAAGTTTATTGATGATTACATTCATGCAGCAGTCAATGAAGGTACTTTTATAGCCAGGGTTGGTTGGGATTATGCTGACGAAGAAGTAGAAACAGAAATTCCTGTATTTGAACTTTTTCCTGTAGAAGATCCACAGGCTATGCAGCAAGAACAAGAACTGCATGCATTAATGTTTGAATCCCCGGATGACTATAACCAACTTCCAGAAGATATAAGACAAGCTCATGATGTTTTTATGCAAACAGGCATACCTCATGTAGCTAATCAAGCTGGTACAAGAATAGAAACAGAAACTAAAGTATTGGTAAATAAGCCAACAGTAGTTGTCTGTGACTATAAAGATGTAATCATTGATCCTACGGCTAAAGGTGATCCTGATAAAGCAGAATTCATAATCTACCGGTTTGAAACCTCTAAGTCTGAGTTAGAAAAATCTGGTATTGAGTATGTCAATTTAAACAATATTATTACAGAAACTGCCTCACCTCTGTCTACTGCAGATACAGATGTTTCCCCTCAACCGTCTTTCAGTTTTAAAGATGAACCAAGAAAGAAACTAGAAGCTTATGAGTACTGGGGGTATTACGATATTCACGGTACAGGCAGTACTGTACCTATTGTAGTTACCTGGGTAGGTGAAACACTTATACGCATGGAAGAGAATCCTTTTCCGGATCAAAAACTACCTTTCGTAATTAGGCAGTATCTTCCTGTTAAAAATTCTCTATACGGAGAACCTGACGGAGCATTGTTAGAAGAACATCAGAAGATTACCGGAGCTGTTACCAGGGGTATGATTGATATCATGGGACGTAGCGCCAATGGTCAAATTGGTATGCGTATAGATGCGTTAGATGTAACTAATAAACGCAGGTTTGAAAACGGAAAAGATTATGAGTTCAATCCCACAGTAGACCCTAGAACCGCCATAATTAATCATACATACCCTGAAATCCCACAATCAGCTCAGTTCATGCTTAATATGCAAAATGCTGAAGCAGAGGCTCTTACAGGCGTTAAAGCGTTTAGCCAGGGCATTACAGGTACTTCACTTGGAAGCACTGCTACAGGTATAAGAAGTGCTCTAGATGCTACCGCTAAACGGGACTTAATCCTGTTACGTAGAATAGCTGATGGCATTATTCAGATAGGTCGTAAGATTATATCTATGAATGCAGAATTTCTGTCTGAAGTAGAAATCGTTAGAATAACCAATTCAGAATTTGTAGAAATACGTAGAGACGATCTGGCTGGTAATTTTGATATCAAGCTTTCTATATCTACTGCCGAAGCTGATAACGAGAAAGCTCAAGAGTTATCTTTTATGCTGCAGACTGTTGGTCCTAATACTGATCCAGAAATGACATACATGATTATGGCTGATATTGCCAGATTACGTAAGATGCCAGAACTTGCTAAAAAATTGGATAATTATCAACCTACTCCTGATCCGTTACAGCAGAAAAAAGCTGAACTTGAGATAGCTTTGCTTGAAGCACAAGTATTCAATGAGCAAGCTAAAGGACAAGAGAACTCCGTTGATGTTGGACTTAAAGAGGCTAAGACTGTTACTGAACAAGCTAAAGCTAGACAGCTTGGAAGTACTGCAGATATGCAAGATCTGGACTTCTTGCGTAAAGAATCTGGCCAAGATCAAGAACAGGAAATTGAAAAGAAAGAATATGACAGACAAGCAGCCTTAGATTTAAAAGCTGCTGATAAGATGTTAGCAGAGGATACAGCAGAAACTTCTGCGATATAAATTTACGTAAGTAAAGGTAACGAGCAACCTTATAGCTCTTAACTTAATAATCTCTTAAAGAGGACACACGAAAATGAATACTAGTGAGCAAATACAAGAAGTAGAAATTACTTTAGCTGAAGCTACTAAACTGAGCGATAAAGCTGATGCTTTAGAACGTATGATTCATACAAAAGATTTCCAGTTGGTAGTAGATACTGGGTACTTTCATGATGAAGCTATACGTTTGGTACACCTAAAAGCAGATGAAAACATGCAATCTACCGAAAATCAGGCATACATCGATAACTGCATGTTGGCTATTGGTACCCTTAAAGAACATTTCAATAAAGTCAGATTGATAGGAAATACTGCCAAAAAGAGTATCAGGGATAATAATGAAACTCTGGATGAACTTCGTGAAGAAGTGTTACTTGGTGATGGAGCATAATCATGTCTGAAGAAGATACCGAAATTGTAGAAGACGTAGTTGAAACTGAAGAAGCAGCAGAGCAGGAACAGGAAGAAAGTCCTGCTGAAGAATCTTCCTTTCAACCTTTAGAAATGTCTGATGAAGAATTTGAAACAGCTGTGCTTGAAAATATTGAAAGTACAGAAACTGTAGAAGAGAAAGCTGAAGCTGAAGAACCTCAGGAAGAAACTGAGGAAGAAGAAGAAGTTTCTGCGGATACTGAAACAGAAGAGCAGTCAGAAGAAGTTAATGAAGAGGTTTCGGAAGAACCAGAAGAAGCTGAACAGATTGATTTTGAAGCACAACACAATGCGCTTTTAAAACCTTTTAAAGCGAATGGTAAAGAAATTAGTATCAGCTCTGTAGAAGAAGCCCGAACGCTTATGCAGATGGGTGCTAATTACCATAAGAAAATGACAGGATTGAAGCCTAATCTTCGTATTCTTAAAATGCTTGAAAATAATGATTTGCTCGATGAAGGCAAATTAAACTACTTGATTGATTTAGATAAGAAAAACCCTGCAGCACTTACTAAATTGGTCAAGGAAAGCGGGTTAGATGTCCATGATATTGACACAGACGAAAAAATAGACTATAACCCAAATAACTACACTGTAAATGACAAAGAAGTTGAATTAGATGAAACTCTAGGAAGTATTAGAGACACAGATTCTTACTCTCAGACTCTCAATATCATTAGCAAAGAGTGGGATGCTACAAGTAAACAGATGTTACTGGATAATCCAGCAGCTATTAAAGTACTAAATGACCATGTGCAATCAGGCATTTATACTAAAATTGCAGCTGCTGTAGAAACTCAACGTATGTTGGGCCAACTTCCATCAAGCATGTCTGACTTGGATGCGTACAAGACGGTAGGTGATGCAATCAATGCTAACGGAGGATTTAATTCTTCTCAAAGTAAGTCTGCTGCACCGGCTAAAACTAGTACCACAACGAAAAAGGTTGTAGATCCTAAACTAAGTAAAAAGAAAAAAGCTGCAAGCTCTACTTCTAGTTCTGCTAGAAAGAAGGCTAATAACGCTTTTAACCCACTTAGTCTTTCTGATGAAGAATTTAATAAGTTGGCTGAAAGAAACTTTATGTAATTAATTTATGGTGAACCCAAATGACACAAATTTATAATGATCCAGCTGGCGGAAGTGACTCCAGTATTGGTGAACAAACTCGTACTGACTACTACAACAAAAAAGCGTTAGTAGAAGCAGCTAAAGAATCCTATTTTGGTCAGCTGGCAAGTGTTATTGCTATGCCTAAAAATATGGGCAAGAAGATTAAACAGTTCCATTATCTTCCTGTACTGGATGATCGTAACCAGAATGAGCAAGGACTTGATGCTTTAGGTGCTGCTCCTTCTGCTGGTACTTTATCTATTGCTTATATTTCAGTACTTCCTCTTAACGGTGCTGAATCTCAAACCTTTTATTTTCGTGGTGACTCTACTACCAGTGATGCTGCTGCTCTTTTAGAAGCTAAAGCCAATTTCAATGCCTGGGCAGTTAGTCAAGGTTATGCTGGTGCAACTATCACCGATGTAGCTGCTGATGCTGCTGCTTCTTATGCAGAACTGGTTACTGCTATCAGTACTGATTATGCAATGACAGTTATCGCTGCAACTGCTAATACTCCTTACGGTAACCTATATGGTTCTAGTAAGGATATTGGTACTATTCAGGGTAAGATTCCTGCATTAGGTGAGTCTGGTGGTGAAGTTAACCGTATTGGCCACAAGCGTATTGAAATTGAAGGTACTATCGAAAAATTCGGTATTCATGACAAGTACACTAAAGAGTCTCTAGATTTTGATTCTGATGCTGAACTACTGGGACACATTACCAGTGAATCCGTTAAAGCTGCTAATGAAATCACTGAAGATCAACTTCAGATCGATCTAATTAATGGTGCTGGTGTTGTACGTTATGCTGGAGCAGCTACTTCAATTGCTACACTTAATGGTGAAGATGCTTCTTCTCCTTTTGCTGCCGGTAACACAAACAGTACTGTTAACTACGATGATCTGGTTAAACTTGGAATCGAATTAGATAATAACCGTACACCTAAAATGACTAAGGTTATTATGGGTTCTCGTATGGTTGATACCAAAGTAGTTAATGCTGCTCGGTATTTCTATATTGGTTCAGAACTGCAGTCTACTATCATGCGTATGACTGATTATCATGACAATAAAGCGTTTATTCCTGTTGCTCAGTATGCTGATGCAGGTAACGTTGCTCGTGGCGAGTTTGGTGCTATTGATAACTTCCGGTTCATCGTTGTACCTGAAATGATGCACAAACAAGGTGCTGGTGCCGATGTTTCTGATGCCCTGGAAGAAACTTCTTCTTTCCGTTATGGATCAGCAGCAGACGGTGCTTCACTAAGCTACAACGCGTATCCTATGCTAGTAGTTGGTGATGGTTCTTTTACTACTATCGGTTTCCAAACTGATGGTAAAACTGTGAAGTTCAAGATCAAGCATGTTAAACCTGAAAGTGATGTTTCTTATGCACTGGATAAGTTTGGTGAAACAGGGTTCTATTCAATCAAATGGTACTACGGTACTATGATCCTTAGACCTGAACGTTTGGCTGTACTATGGTCTGTAGCTGAGTGGTAAGCACTTAACCTAATCGGTAGCCCTTCGGGGCTACCCTTTATTAGCTAACCGGAAAATATTATGACTGTACACACTAAACAATCTCTACGTTTAAAGATGAAACAACGAAAAGCTGAAACTGAAGTAAAACCAACAGTAAAGAAAAAAGCTGTAGTAAAGAAGAAGTAAATTTAAAGTAATACATCCAACAAAAACCTGCTTAAGCAGAGGACATACAAATGAATGATACAGAAGTAGCAGAAAACACTATTCCAGACGAGTTAACTACTCTTAAAAAAAGAGCTACCAGTCTGGGTATTAAATTTCATCCTAATACAGGAGTAGACAAACTCCGTACTAGAGTAAATAATTTTTTAAATGACGGTACAGCAGGAGATGAGCCTGCTAAACCTTTCACCAAACAACCAGGTAAAACATTCTCCATGATGACTCATGCAGAGTATTCAGCCGAACAAGCTAAAGCAACAAAAAGAAATACAAACAGACAAGTAAGAATTAGGCTTAGTTGTAATAATCCTAATAAAAAGAATGATGAAACAGTATTTATTTCAGTAGGTTCTGCCAAACTTGGGACACATAAGGAATACATTCCTCTGGATTGGGAAGCAGGTTGGCACGTATCTAATATCGTTTACGAAGCGTTAAAAGAAAAGAAATACAGTAAATTCTACACAGTAAAAGGCATGCACGGTAAAGATGTAAGAAAATCTAAACTGTTGCCTGAATTTGTTATAGAGGTACTTCCTCCTCTTACAAAAGCTGAACTAAAAGACTTAGCTCAGCAACAAGCTATTGCTGCTAAAGACTAACTTATACTGAGAATCCTAATGGTTGATATTACAGACATAACTACTGGTACCCCTAACGGTACAGGTTACTTTGATAAGTTCATGGACAGTATCAACTCTCAACTGGATTCTCAGTTTAAACTTGGTAGATTGCAGGGTAAGGATTACGCTAATGTCTATTTAGGATCTATGCAAACTGCATTAGCACAAGCTGTAGCTTATGTAGGAGTAGTAGAACAAGTTACCTCTTCTGAAGCACGTAGAGTTGCAGAAGTTGCACTGCTGGAGCAAAGAGCACTTACGGAACAAGCACAAATTTTAGATATTGTAGATGGCAATACTGTGCTTGGAACAATAGGAAAACAGAAAGCTTTACACCAAGCTCAAACAGCCGGGTTTGCCCGGGATGCTGAACAGAAAGCAGTAAAGATTATGATGGATTCCTGGGGAATATCTAAATCTGTATCTCATGATGCTATTGATGCTCCTGATGGAGCCAGAAATGATGATATAGAAGATTTGATTATCAAATTGCGTCAAGGTATAAAAATTACAGAAAGCATCTACAAGTTCAATGCTGATGCTGGTAATGATCAGACAGTAGTTATTAGTAGTTATATACAACTAGACGGTACAGAGTCAACCTCTCCTACAGACTTGGATACGTCTATAGAGATAGCTACATGGGCCTGGACAGTAGATTCTGTTCCTGATACAGCAACATCTCCTACTATAATCAACGCAGATGCAGCACAAGCCACTATTGCAGATATTGGTATAGTTCCTGGAGATTACGTATTTAGGCTTACTATCGAGTCTGATGAAGATACCCCACAGACAGATTTTGATACTGTAACAATTACTGTTGAGTAAAATGTGTTATGGGATGGCCTTTTAGTGGTAAAACAGTAGTTAGTACTTCTGTACAGACTGTCCCTCTTGTCAACGAAAAACCTAAAAACCGTATAGCAGAAGCTATCCGTTTAGCTTCTTCACGCAACGAAGATTTAACGGATACTATTAAATACCAAACTCTTACAGGGTATAAGAGAGATTTAATAAATTGTTACAACTACGCAAAGAGTAGTTATATTTACGGATTACCTACAGCATCTTCTGCTGAAGAATTTATACCTATAGTGCCTATCAGGTATAACGATAAAAATACTAATGACGATAAAACTTCTGAATTGTACATAACAACAAAAAATTTATTAAGAACTACAAAAATAAATCTAGATGATTTTACTGACCAAGTAACAAAAAAGTATAACAGCAAAAATGAATTAGTTAATATTGCTGATCTTGATAAGATCTCAGACATTTTTGTAATATACGGCATAAACATCTATTCTGATACACAGGAAGAAAAGGAGATGCTGTTTAAGCTCTTCAGTAGTTTAGAGTCGATAGCTGGCACTAAAGAAACATTTGATACTGCACTAGCTGATGAAGTACTGTTTACACGTTCAACACTACTGATTAACGAAGAAACCTTCGATTACGATCTTATATACAATTATGTAACAGTTACTGAAATAGAAGGCAAAGTATCAGAACGTGATACGTATACTGTAACTTTCAGTATTAATGGTACACACACGTATGTACCTGACGATCCTTTCGAGGAAGAACTTGAATACCTGCTAGACTATGTGACTATCAGGCATCAAACCACTCTATCTACTTATACGGAAATAGTAATTCATGGGTTATATATTTACCACATGGTTAAAACTGTTTCTGGTGGGAAGATTCACCCCGTTAACCTAGTTACTTTTACAGAAGGCCTGGAACTTACTCCAGAACATAAAAATTTTATAATACCTTTAAGACATTTAGATATCGTAGATCTTCTTACTTCCGAAGGAGATACTATTATTTCTTCCTCTAAACACTTGCTGATATACGCTTCAGATTCTCAGTATCTTAAATGGTATCAAACAGGAGCATTCCTGGGTTTGCTGCAATTTACACTAAGAGCAATATCTTTAGTATCACTACTTGGAGATCCTACCGGATCAACTGCAGACGTATTACTAGAAATCGGTAAAGCAATAGGTAAACAATATGCTTTTGAGGTTATACTGACAGAACTGTTTCTTAAGTTTGGTGATAACGATTTAGCAAAAGTTATCTTAGCTTTTGCTGCTATTTATATTAGTTATAATAGTTTAGATGAAGCAGCCCTTACTAAATTGAGTACTGCAGAAAAACTTCTCAGACTTACTAGTTCTACCTCCAGCGTTTTAAAGACATACACTAAATCTCAGTACTCTGTGCTAGAACAAGAATATGAAGATTTTAGAAAAGATAAAGAAGCACTAGAAACTGAAATAGAAGAAGCCCAAGATATCTTAAACGTAGGTAACAGGCTTAATCCTTCAGCAGCAATTAATGCTTCAACATACGCATATGAAGATCCTAATGACTTCTATACCCGTACACTGAATACAGCTCCCGGTCAGCTTGTATTTGACCAACTGCATAATTATGTAGATAATAACTTAAACCTTGACTATATACGGTAACCACCATGGCTAATGAAGCATACCAATACCAATCACCTTTTGCTGCTAATGGGTTAGGATCTCTTGACCAATATGCTGGTTCAAAACCATTTGCCTTTGCACCTTCTACAAATGTGCAACCTCAAAATACTGGGTATAAACCTCTTTTCCCTAACTTTAATGCAGCTGATCCAAGCACTTTTACTAACATACCTCAGTACCAAAGCATGGGAAATGCTGTTAATTTGCCAACAAACTTGTTAGGTGGGGCTAATAAAGAAAGTTCAGGAATCCTGTCTAAACTACTGGGCAAAGACGGGAAACTAATTCCTGGTCTAGAAGCCTTTAGTGCTTTAGGAAGTGGAATACTTGGACTGAAGCAGTATGGGTTAGAAGGGGCTGCTTTTAATTTTAGTAGAGGTCTGGCTAAAACTGATTTATCCAATCGAGCGAATATAGCGAATGCGGCTATTTCAGATAGGGCTAGAGCCAGAGCAGTACAGAGTGGAGCTTCTAGAAGTGACCTAGCTGATATTGTTAAAAACCAAACAGCTGATCGTAGAGTTAGAGGT